CGAGTACAGGTCGAGCGCCCCGAACCAGTGCGCCACCTGCTGCGTAGTGATCATCCCGGTCAGGTACTCGTACTGCCCGCAGAACTTCACCGCCCCGCCGATGCCGAGCCTCGCCACCACCTGCGAGAGGTCCACCGACCCGATCTCGTGGATCAGCCCGTGCACCAGCAGCAGGGTGTCGGGGTGCGCCTCGTGCAGCCGCGCGAACGCCGCCAGCTGCTCCCACATGCCCTTGCGGAAGGAGTCCTTGTTGTTCGCGTTGATGCCGATCGTGAACTTCCCCGTGGCCCCGAGGATCTCCCTGGTCTCGTCCCGGATCTCCGAGGGCTTAAAGAGCGACAGGTCAATGCCGTGGGGGACGTAGAGCGGGTCGTAGCCCGCATCCTCCAGCCGTGCCTGCCCAGACCGCGACATGGCGATGGGGATCGCTCCCGAGGCGTCCAGGAACGTCTTGTCCGCGCTGGACAGGGGCTCGGAGTCCGAGGGCACCCAGCAGGCCAGCGGCTGGCCCTTCAGCGGCGCCGGGTCCAGCACCCACACGTCCATCAGGGTGATGATCAGGTCCGCGCCCTGCCGCTCCCGGTGCTGCGGCAGGATGCCCGCGCCGAACTGGTCACCGGGGAAAGACCCGGGCAGGACCGTGATCCCGTTCCAGCTCAGCGGCGAGCCGTTCAGGCCGTGGAAGGCGCTGACGACGACCTCATGGCCGATCTCGGGGAAGCGCTGCGCCCACAGGGCGCACTGGCTCCCGTACCCTGAGCGGCACCAGGGGCTGTTGCTGTGGAAGATCAGCTTGATCTAGGCCACCCCCGCCCCGGTCAAGAGCCCACCACGAAGTACTGAACGTTGACCGTCTGGGTGGGCGCGATCGACGCCGAGTTCAGCACCGTGAACCCCGTTGTCGCCAGCGCCGTCGCCTGCACCGTCGTCACGCTCAGCGGAGTCGCCCCCTCGGTGTTCGATGCCTGCGCGAACACCGCCACCGGGGCAGCGGGCAGCGCCGTCCCGAACGCCACCGTGGCGATCGTCCCGGCCGCCACGCCTGAGGTGTCGATGGTCAGCAGGAACGACCCGCCGAGGTCGTGGCCCAGCGGCGCCGAGGCGACGCAGTGCGTGACCCCGGTGATGGTGGGCTTCGCCCCGCCGCCGTTGATCTGCGTGCAGGTGAAGCCGGACGTGGCCGCCGAGCCGCCCGCGCCCTGCACGACCAGCGCCCCGCCCGCCGAGGAGACCGTCATCGGCGCCTCTACCAGCGTCGGGGAGGAAACCAGGTCCATGCCCTGGGCGTTGATTCCAGCTTGTGCCATGCAGCCCCTTTCCGGGGGACGTTGCGAGAAGGGGGAACAGGGAACGGGGGTGAGCGCGCGGCCCCGGCCAGGGAGACCGGTCCCGCCGGGGACCGCGCGCCCGCTTACACCACCGAGTCGACGGTGGCCAGCCCCGAGAGGGCCGAGGACGTCTTGGACGTGTTGCAGATCGCGTAGATATTGATCTCCGTCCCGGTCAGGGTCACCTGGTCACCGGGAGCCACCAGCAGGCCGGTCGCGTAGGTCACCGAGGAAGTGCCCACGGCGAACGTGTTGCCCCCGGTGTTGATGACGGTGGGGTTGACCTGCACCCCGCCCGAGGTCGTGGTGTAGACGATCGTCGCCGCGGTCGCGATGACGGTGGTTGCGGAACCTGGGCCGAAGAGAGCCATGCACTCCTTTTGGTGGTGAAGTGGCGGCTCGGCCGCCCTTGGGTGGTGCGAAACCGGAAGCCCCTGGCAGGATTGCCCTGCCAGGGGCTGTGGAGCGGGTTAGCGGAATGCCTAGCTGGTGCCGTCTGATAGCTGGCCGAGCATCTCGTCCAGCCGGCCCCAGTCCCTGGCCTTGATCTCTTTCTCGGCGAGCCGCAGCGTGCGGTAGCCGAGCGCCGCAAGGGCCGCGTCGCGCTCCGCGTCGCCGTCCTTGCGCTGGTCATGGTGGTACGCGCCGTCGCACTCGATGACGAGCCTCAGCGACGGGACGCAGATATCCGCCACGTAGTCGCCGATGGGCTTGTGCGCGAGGTAGGGCACTTCCCGGTCGTTGAGTGCGGACATGACCGCTGCCTCGATGGACGTGAGCTTGTAGCCGCCCTTGAAGGCGCGGTGCATGTGCCGCACGCGCTCGGAGCGCGTGTCAGGATCCATCGCTGCCCACTGCTGCGTGGCGGCTTCCCGGCTGCGCTCGCGCGCTTCGAGGGTGCGGCTGAGTCCGGCTACCCGCTCCCGGTAGTCCGGGTCGGCCCACTGGCTCTTCATGCGCTCGCGTTCCTTCTCGCGCGCTCCGGGCTGAGCCCATCGTGCCCGGCTAGCCTCACCAAGTGCGGCACGAGATTCAGGATTGGCGGTACGGGCAGTCATGCGCTCGCTAGCCGCCGCACGCCTCTCAGGCGTCCAGTGTTCCCGCTGCCACTCGCTCCACGCCTCGCGGCGCCCCGGGTCATCCCAGCGCGCTCTGGAGGCGTTTCCGACGCGGCGGGCGACGATCTCTCGCCGCATGTCCTCGGTGTCCGCGAGAACCTGCTCAGCTCGCTCGCGGAACCAGTCCTCATCCCGGCACCACTGGTAGTACGTGGCGGCACTGATGCCGGCCTCGCGAGCTGCCTGCTGGATGATTCCGCAGGTCGCCAGCGCGGTTAGGACCTTTTCCTGATTGGCCTTGCGGCGCTCTGCCCTTGAGCCCTGCACCCGGTAGCCGCTCGGGTGCGGTTTCCGGACCAGGATCCCGGCGGCTCGCGTTCGTTCTTGCACTTCCGCGAACCGCCGGGCGTAGTCCGGATCGGTGTCGAGCCACCCGTAGTGGCGTGGCGGGTGGATACCTGCTTCCTTCATCGCCGTGGTGGCGACTCCGGTCAGCGCGTAGGCAGCGAGGAACGAATCCTGCTGCCTACGCGCCTTCTCAGGGTCAGGCTGTCTTCCCATCGGCACTCCATCTCAGCGGCGGGGAACTTCCCCGTCTCCGAGAATTAGAGTATCACGAATAGGGAGTCACGTCACTAACCTGAAGCCCTTGCAAGATTCCCGAGTACATCGGGGCAGATGCGATAAGTGCCCCATAGAGGAATATTGAGAACCGGAAGGTCGCATCTATGACAGGCCAAGCGATTGACGAATAATCTTGCACGCACCGCATTTCCCAGGCATTGCTCACCTGGGAGTACGTCATCGGCGGCTGGTAGGTCATGAACACGGCCGTGCCCTGGGTGAACCAGGGGTGCACGACCAGCTTGAGGATCGAGCGGGTGATCGGGTTCTGGAACTCCGAGACGGCGCCGCCGACCCGCATCCCCCCGACGTCCTGCTGCTCAAGGAACAGCCGGTAGTTCGTCGCCGTCCCGGCCGAGATCACGTCGTTGGACAGGCGCATGATGTCGCCGCCGTCGCCGACGATCTCCTGCGGGTCGGCCTTGAACGCGCCCGGTGAGGTGACGTTGCTCTCCCACAGGGCGTCCAGCGCCGTGTAGATGGCGTTGTAGGACAGGTGGGTGCCGACCGAGGAGTTGACGTAGCCGCCCTGCCAGCCGGAGGGGTAGACCCCCGCTGACGCCGACGCCCCGGTGAGCGTCGGGATGACGCCCTCCATCCGGGTGCCCTTGCCGGTGCCGGTGTCCGCGGCCGGGGCGGTCACCGAGGACGGGAGGGTGGCGAAGCCCTGCAGGGTGTACTTCGCGCCGCCGACCCCGGTGGCCAGCACGTAGGCCGTCGAGGACACCAGGCCGTAGATGGTGTAGCCCATCGCGCCCGCGGACGGGGCGATCGTGACGTCCACGACCTGGCCGGAGGCGACGGTCACGTTGGTCCCCGAGGAGACCGCCGTGGTGCCGAAGTAGTTGGTCGCGGCGACCTTGACGGAGGTGATGCTGGTGTTGAGCGCCGTCTCGTTGGAGCCGGCGGTGCGGACGGTGCAGGTAGGGGCTGCGGGAGTCGCCAGGGCCACGGAGGTCCCGGCGATCATCTGGTACTCTTCCAATACACTCTGTTACAACTCACTGACCTATAGTGAGCGGCCACCTAGTTTCCTGGTGACTCTCACGCTCTCACGTGAGTTCGGAGCACATCATCACCCTCACGGGTGCCACGTACATGCTCTCTGAACCATCCCGTCGGCGCTGGGCCAGGCGGGCTCGGCTGCTGATTACCCCTCTGCTGGCTGCTTCTCAAACCGTCGCGCTCG